GTCCACCCCACAACTTTCCGCCGCAATTCCCGGTAATGCGGTTTAGCTGCGCGTTGCCTATGTCGGCCCATTGAGTGTTGCTGTACGTCACCGCCAGCAGTTGCGCCTCAGGACTCTGCCAGGCGACCGCGTAGACATGGTTATTGTAGCCACCATCACCACAGGCTCCGGGCGGCTCGATCGTTCCGTCCGGAACACAACTGCCGCCTACCAACGGAACCGTGGCGCGGAAGAATGCCAAGATCGGAGAAGCGCCAGCCGTAGACGGCAAAGCGATCATAGGCGCATCACCTCCGGACAAGTCCCAGTCCGCGTTCGGCTGTCCGGCGATTTCTACAATATCCGAGTGATATCCAAACAAAGAATCGTTCGCCCCCAGCGCAATCGTATCGCTGATTCTGTACTGACCACCAAAAACGCCGACTGCGGCGCCAGGGGGCAAATACACGCGATCGGACGCCGCAAGCGCGGCCTGTATGCCGACGTGATCCGCATCGTTGTTGTTGTCGGGATCGGCACCGTAATTCGTCGCAAGCACTACGTCAGCACCCATCGGATTAGCCGAGTAACGCACCGGGACGTGCTGCGTGATCAGGTCAGTGGGAATTGCGCTTTCTAGGACGGTCGTCGTCTCAGTTTGCAGCGCAGCGGGCGACGTTACCGTGCCCTCGAAATAGATACCGCCGTCGGACTGCACGCCGTTTACAAGTATCGATGGCTCGACATAATCGCCGGAAAACGCAAACCGCTCGACGTGGTGCCAATCGGCAGCATTGGACAGCGCGAAATCTCCGCCGGCATCCGTCGTTGAGTCGAGAACACTTGTGCATCCCTTCAGATAGACGTTCTCCAGCCCGAACACTCTCTCTGTGTTCGTGAACATTGTGCCTACAGCACAGCCGCCTGTTACTTCTATCTTCGAATCAACGAACATCACATGACCGCTCGGCCAGTGAAACGTGCGCTGCATTGTCCCTTGAGCGGTGTCGTTGTTGATCGTCTGGAAGATCGGCCCGCTGCCGCTGTACTCGATGTCAGCACCGACGAATATCGGGGACGCCAAAGACTTCCAAGCAAACACCCCGTCCGTCTGTCCTCTTGTCTTGATGCCGACAACGCTCGGGCCGCCCGGGCGCGTCGTATCGTTGATCCACATCGCGTATTGCCCGCCGACGATCTCGATATCGACGCCGCCCCCGCCGGAACCCGGCCATCCAGGCGAGTCAAGTCGCCATATCTCAAACACCGCGCGCGGGTGTGACGGGTCCGGGCTGCCGCCGTTGAACAGCCCGTCCTTCATGATGATACGAGGGCGGCCAGAGTTACATACGCTTCCTATCGCGACATGCCCCGCGCGGTAAAAGTCGCTACTCGGATGCACATACACGTCCTGCTTCATTTGAATCGGCGACTCGATGTGATAGTCACCGTGCGGGAAATAGACGCCGCGCTGCGCGTCCGCAGCGGCAAAGGCTGCTTGAATCGCCGGGGCATCGTCATCTGTGTCGTTGTTCGGCGTCGCCCCGTAAGCGATTACGTTCACGAGCCCGCGATCTGCGAAATTCCCCGCCGTCGTCTCGCTGACGCACCCAGCAGGGTCTGCAGGCGCAAGCGCCCCTGTAGCGGGGTTCATGGCTGCGAGTTGCTCCTGCCGCGTTGCGTCATCGATCTCACCCCAATAGACGCGAACCTCGTCCACTGATCCGACAAAATACTGCGCCGGGTTCGCCAGCTCGCCTATTGCTGTCTCCTTCCACGGCGTCGTCGCCGTGTCGAGCAAGTCCACGCCCTCGCGCTCGTTCATTTTGACGCCGTCTTGCCAAATCTGAAGCGTGCCCTCTGCGGTCAACACGCATTCGACAAGATGCCAATCGTCCAGAGACGCAGCCTCACCTGTAGGTAGCGCAAATGAAGATCCGCCGACTTGGCACGCGAATTCGTCAGTCCCGTAGGCTACAATCGCAAAGCCCTGGTACGGCTCCCCGGTGACGTTCGTCTCCACGACTGTTTGCGTGCTGGACGGGCCTGGCGAGTCCATTTTCGCAATTACGCTGAAAGCCAGAGGCAGCCGATTGAACGTGCTTGCAAACGGGATCTCGACATTGTCCCCGTCCTCGTCAAACGCAAGCGCGCCCGCGCCAACGGCCCCGGCAACCCAGGTCGCAGTAGCTGAAACAGTACCGTCGCTCGTGCCTGCACTGTCTGCCGCAAGTGTCCCGCTGCCCTCGTCTAAATTGTAATAGTGCGCAAGGAATGCGTATTTCTTACTCAGTGTTTCCTGTCTGTTCCCGGCGGCATCTGTTGCCACTACGTTCAGTTGCCCCGGCGCGTCTACTGTGCCGGTGCAATCAACGCGAACGCTTGAGGTTTGCGCGCAAGACCAAGTCGCCGGGACCAGAGAAAGCGGGTCGTAAGACACGTCGGCAACAGCAAGCTCTTCATTGTCCGTGATCGCCACGGATACATTGATCGCTGTGCCTTCGTCTTTGACGGGAGAATCTTCCGATATCAACACCAACGGCGGCGTCGTGTCGACAAAGCCTGTGTCGCACCCGTTGACGTTCGTGAAGGACGTAAGCTGATCGAACTGCAAATTGCTGCCATTTCCTATGACGGCCTGGCACGTATCCGTGTTGTAGGCGATGATCCCTTCCGGGACGTACCCGCCGCCGCTTGCGTAGGTCGCCCATCCGGCCGAATCCTTCATCCACAGCTTTTGCACCGTGGTCGATGTCTGCGCCGGCGCTGACAAAGCCGCTGCCATGCCGACCAGAAATGCTGCTGCTCGAATCATCACATCGGGTCTCCAGGTTCGTTGATGGCCGCGCCGACTACTTGAATCTCGCCCGTACTCGCGTGCTCGACCTTCACCACTCCTGCATCCTCGAACAGCCGCGAACCGTCGGCGAACACGATCTCGGTCAGCACGCCGTTCGTGAACACCGACCCGATGTCGGCAGGGGAATAGACGCGCGTCGCGGTCGCGGTCAGCGCCGCAAGCTCTGCCGTACTGGCTTGCGCCGGCACCGGCTCAATGGCTAGAACAGAAGCCAACAACGCATCCAAGTCTAGAGCTGCTGTAGTGGTTGCGTATACTGTGGCCCAAGGAAGGCTCGGAAATAGCGTTACCCCGTCCCCAACCTTGCAGGCAGGCATAGTGCCCCCAACCAAAACATCAGAGGCGCATACCCACTCACCAGAATATGGTGCTTCAGATTCTGAAGCCCACTCTGCTAGAGTCTGGGTCCACTGCAGCATCGGAGTCTTCACCTGTGCGTTAACAGGTGAGACAACCAACAGAAGAACAGAGGTAAAAAGTTTAATCTTATTCATAACCATAGTCGTTATAGACCAACAGATACCGCTTCCGAGATAGGTTTCTTTTCTAAGATCGGGCACTTTGAAGCATTGGGGCAACCTATTTGATAACCAATTACCCCTTTAACATGGCCATCTACAGAAAGTATTCTGGCTTTACGAAAATATCTTTTATAACCGTTAACATCTTTTAAAAAAGTTTCAGGTTGCCCGGTTGACCAAACCCGTAGGTCAGAGATAGAAAAGGAGTCTGCTATCTCTTTTGGCCAAACATCATGATCAGTCTTACCTACGTAGTCTGTTCTTTTTATACCAAACACTTCTGTATAAGCTAGATTGATCTCAAGCATGACGAATTTAATGTTATCCCCATCACGCCTGACTACCTTTATCCAGGCTGGAAACTCCATTTGATCAATAAAAGATTTTAAAGTGCCATTAAGCCTGTTTAGCGTAACATCATGGTACTCTTTTAATTCTTTCTTAGTATTTTTCAGCTCTTTGCTAAACGTGAAAAAGACACTAAGCCATGTTAAAAGAACAGCTCCAAGGGTCTGAAGAATTTCTACTATTACTGGGGAATGTAGCAAAGACACAAGGCAATACCATTTAGAGTTTGAAAAACTTTTTGCAATACTCCCCTCCGTTTGGGTACTGCGATCTCTTGCATTCTGCCTCCCAAGACTTTCTGCAATGTTCAAAGTCGCCAAACAAGCCAAACATGGTATCAATAGAGCTTCTAATACCGGACCAAGTAGGGCTATGCCTCAGCCTGTGCGCTCGCGCAGATAGTGTCTCATCGGCAAAACCAAACCCTTCATGTTTTGCCCACACGCAGGTATTTACTAATTGATCAACAGCTATTAAAACCTGTTTCATGCAGAGCGCCACGGGTCATACCCGCGCGTCGGAAGCCATGAGAGCGAAAACGACTCCCTGCTGATCTCGTTACCTTGCTCATCGGTCACGACGCGATCCGGGAAGTGCAACGCTAGTGCATCGAATTTCGCTGGCACCGGCACGGCAGCCGGGTTAATGGCTCTCGTCGTCTCGCTCGTGGCCTCGTCAGTCGTCGTGACGAGCGTGCCGTGCGAGTCTTGGGCGGCGAGTATGTGCCAGTCATACGCCGCACCGAACGCGGTGGCGAGCACGACTGCGGCAGTCGCCGAGATGTTGAACGGCAGCATGATCAATCGTCGCTCGTTGTGCGGCGTACCGACGCGCCAATTCGGGCGCGATAGCGGATTGATTCCGAGCCTGTCCAATATCTCGTCCATGTACGACGGCAGAGCGGAATCGCCCTCTGCGGCATCGGCGCTCAGCTTTTGCCAATCCGGGACAGAGAGCAGCATCAAGGATCGAGGCATAGGAGCTTTCATGGCACAACCTGATCAATCTTCAGTTCATGGATCAAGCCGGTGAAATAATTGGCTCCGGCACCAACAGGCTGCCCGCCGATAGCGACCGGAATATCTACATCGTCTACTACCCCGGACAACGGAACGCTGCCAACCTCCACCCCGTCGAGCCTAAGCGTCAGCGTCGCGCCATCATAAACCAGCTCGCCGATGTAAGTGTTACCGGCAAGTAACTCTCCTGAAGATGCCACCAGCGTCGTCGTAACTCCCTCCACGCGCACGCGAGCGCGCAGCACATTCGGGCCTGTATCGACGCCGAGCATGAAGACATGATCATTGGCAGAAGTGCCGGTCGCCTTGGACACGATACGGTCGTCGTTGAAGTCGCCTCCGAATTGCATTGGCGTGAAAACAGCGCGGATGTAGAGTTGGTCGCCGGAAACAGGAAGCGAGCCGACAATCGCTCTCCCGGCCCCGGATACAATCAAGTCGCCCCCGGATACGATTGCATCACCGTCGAGCGCCATGGCTTCGCTGCCGTCGAAGGTCAGATCAAGCAAAGCCGGCGCTGCTGTCCCGGTGAATCGCAGACTTGTCGGGGGGTCGAGCGGATCGGGTACGCCTTCTATAACCGTACTGACCTCATTAGAATAGCCTGAACATCGTGTGCGCCCAACGGCGCACGCTTGAGCGGCGAAATACCAAGTTCCTGCGCCGAGATCGAACGTCGTTGTTTGGACGCCGGGGCCAACGCTTTGCTCGATATCGTAGACACCGGATGCGTTGCCGGCGTGCACCACGATCTCAGCCAAGTCAGGATCAACCGGATCGTCCCACGCAAGCTCGACCTGAGCGGACAGAGCCAGCGACGGAAAAAGAAAAGCCACCAGAAGTAAGTTACAAAGTTTCATCAGCTTACCTCGTAAAACGACAAAGAAGTAACATCGAGCACAGCATCTGCCGCAGCCCCGTCATTGTGCGAAACGGATATGTATGGCTTCAATTCGCCTTGTCCGCGCAACACATCGATGTCGCCTTCATACAAATCCCAAACGGAGGGCTCTGGATCGGAGTCATACCAGTAGCGCATTCTTAACCGGACCCCGAACTTCTCTATTCTAAAATGGCAGGTTTGAGATGAATTGAAGCCTGTAGGATACCCTGCTGAAATAAAACAATAAGTCTCATTGAAATCTGTCGGCGTGCCATGGGGGCGTCTAACCACAACAGCCTTGTGCGTAAAACTCACTTCGCTCAGTTGGATTTCGTTGATATAAGCGGGAGTATCTGCATATTGATCTATCTGCGACCCACCATCATCTACAGCAAGACCTATTGCTGCGTAAGCATCTCCATCGGGAGTAGGCAACTGGAAGGAAACCAGCATCCCTGCGTCGTTATATCCGATGCCGTTGTAAGTCAAAGTAGCCCGCGATCCATCAGCTACAGCAGTAGCCAACGAGGCTTTTCCTGCCGAGTGCGTAGCACTTCCATCCACTTGTGCCGCAAGCGACAGCCACGCCGGCAGCGTCGTAAAATCGGTCGTCTCCGTTGTACCTATAGTTGGTTCGGAAAGGGATCTACGAAGGTCTGTAGTCCCTGCCGCCGCTACGTCGATAAATTCATCAAAACGTACAGGGTACCCTAGTGCATCAGAATATTGCCCAACCGCTATTTTGACATACTGGGGGACAAGGCTGGATGCCCCGGAACCGTGAGTAATCCAATTAACTCCGTCAACAGAAGACATCAACGTATATGTCCCACCGCTTTTCGCAATCCTCATCCAGTGCGAATGGCCCCTCAAGTACTCGAAAACGAGAGAGACGCTGATAGCGCCACCGCTCCCACCGCTTCTCTGATAAGCGTATACGAAGGCCGCGCTTGAAGTGGCGTAAAAACACCACCTCAATAACTCCTCGTCCGATGCTCCGCGCAGTAGAAAGTTAACTTGAGTAGAATAATCCCCTTGAAAGTATGTTGAAAACCTAATCGCTATGTCAAAGTTGCCCGAGCCATCAATGGCCTTTACTATCCCAGCGGTATTATCAGGGTCAGAGCTACCGCTTATGGAGTCTGACACTGTCCCTGCCGGAATAGTCACCACAGCCCCATCGTCATTAGCGAGCGTCGCGTTGCTGGCGTTGGCGTTGGTTTCAAAAGTCCACCCTGGCGGTAATACCCCACCGCCGAAAAGCGTGCGCCAAGCTTCCGGTACATAGCCGCCGCCGTCTCCAGAAGCAGAATTGCGGACAAGGAACCCGCGTTGGCTGGCAAAAGCTGCGATCAACATCAGGACGCCTCCATGCCCCCCACAAGGGCCGCGACGGTGTCAGAGAGGAAAATCAAAGTCGCCGCACTATATTGCGCCAAAACAGCGGACTGCCCGGTTGCTACGTTAATCGTGACCGCCGTTGTTCCGCCGCCCTGAATTGTCACATCCCCGGCACCGATGTTGAGCAAGTGCACCTTGTCACCCGCCTCCCATGTAATGCCGTCGCTATCGACATTGACAGTTACAGGGCTTACGTTGTTGAGAGTAACTAGCGTGTTCTTGTCACCAGCAACAAGCTCGTAAGTAGTGCCTGTCTGCTGGTTCAACCCATCCTTTGGTTGGTACGCCGCATCAGAGGCAGCAGTAGTTGCATACGGGTTAAGGTCGGCAGGCTGCACGGCAGTATCAGCCAGAGCACCTTGAGCTGCCGTGGCATAAGCTGCGTTACTCTGTGCTGTAGTAGAGTAGTCACTAAGATCTACAAGTCCCGCTATAGCGGATGCAGTTGTGCGCTTCGAAGAAGCGGATTGCACTACAGGGACAACCTCTGCGCCAGATAAAGCCGACGCTATTGGAAGTTCAGAAATCTTTGTATCAGCCATTGGTTAGCCTATCAAGAGTTGATCGCCGGATTCGAGAAGTAGAGCATCGCCGGATTCTAGAAGTAACGCTCCAGGCGGCAACTGTCCGTACTGTACGAATCTGAACGTATCTTTGAATCGCGCCGGCGTGACTGTCGCTCCCCACCTACCGATTTGCAGCGTGTATGCGTCGGGCGCGTTGAAGTGGCCTGGGATGTCGGTGGCTTCGTATACCTGCTGATCGTTGACGTGGATGGTGGCGTCTAGCGTGACTTCGCGGATTGAAGGTCTAAATAACGTAAATCTGGCTAGCTGCCCAGCGATACGTAATTGTCCTGGAGTACCAACGCTAATGACCTTCACAAAAACCCAATTCGGGCCATAGTCGGCATCTAATACATCAATATTCCCCTCATCCCATCTTAGGACTGGGTTATATACATGACCTTCTATCTCAATTTCAATCAGGTATGTGCCCGCCGGGAGAATGTTGCTAAGCTCGAATACCTCATTGTAGTCGTCGAGTTTCCTCAAGTAATCATCTTCTTTCTCCCACACACCAGGGATCTCGGTCACCCAATCAAGATCGAATAGCTCCGGCCCCAGCTTCTGCTTGACGCTGAACGCGATCTTGCCTGATTGAGGAAGCTCGGTCCGATTAACGCCGAAGTACCCGCCGCCATCGTCCCCTTGATAGAGGCCCCAGCCTGTTCCGGACCCGTAAGTGCGCCACTGATAATTCACGCCGCGCGAATCCTCGGCACCGAAAAACCGCAACTCGGTATTATCGCACTCACTCGCCGGCTTCAGCAGCTCGTATTCCAGCTCCAGGCCGAAGCCGTCTTGGCCCCATTCGACGGCGTGGTCGTGCGCATCGGCGGCGCGGGTTTCGGGGGCTCCGGATGTGTGGATGGGGGAAACAGGGTAGCCGAAGCGGCCTTCAATTAGGCCGAAATACGCAACGTCGAAAGAGCCTGCTTCTGCCGGCGAGCCTCCATAAACGGATGAAACATAGGGCGCGTAAACCGTTGCACCGTTGTTGTTGCCCTCCGCCCACATAAGGAACCAACCGTCTCCCAATGCGACTGAACCGTGGTCATGTAATATACCGACACCACCGACACCACCGACAGTTGTGCCATCAGGGTTTAGTTTTACTCTAAATCTATGGGAACCGGAAGAGGCAACGGCTATGAACTCCGCAGACCCAAACCTGACAATAGCCACCAGCTGGGTATCTACATCTCCAGCAGGGTTGCCAGGTAGAGTATACACCCTATCCGATACCGCATACGTGCTCGGCGTTGCGTGCGTTACTGCACTGTAGGTGCCGGTCGGACCACCAGCCACAAGCGTGGGCAAATTGTAGCCGCTACCGGCATAGTCAGTTAGGTCTTGGCTCTGTGTTATGTAATTCGTCGCCGCAGGCTCGTTCTTGAGCCAGAATGGGCCGGGGAGCGGGTTGCCGGATTCGTCGGTGATGAAATACCTATAGGTGTCTGCACCGATGTACTCAGCAGGCTTCGACGTTCGCGTAAGCTGCCAATTTCGCACTTCGAAGACAAGGTCTTCTGTAATGTTCACTCCATCAATGTCGGAGAACCTGTGATCAAATCCATCTCCCCCTAGATCAGCGGATTGGAAATCCGTCCACTCTGACAACACAGATGGGTTAAACGTATCGACTGGGCTACTCGCTCCACACCTGGTTTGTAGATTTATAGTCCCGCTGCCGGAAATATGCCGTAGCTGAATGCGAGAAAACCCCCCCGCGTCGTCACCGCCGGCCGTCGATCCTAGCCGAATTGGGCCAGTGGACCCCGCCGGAAATGTGCACCGGAAAACACCGGCGCCGAGATTTTCGACAGTGACAGGCGCGATCGCGCTCGGAATATCCCCGCTGCCGGTCGAAAACAAAACCTCGACCAGCCTCGCCCCGTCAATTCGCGGCACGTCAGCCGGAACCGTAACAATCGCGCCGTTTTCATCGATGCGCGTCGCGACGGCGTCGTTGCGGGCGTAGCTGTAGTCCTCGGATTCGACGAGATCGATAGTGTTTTTATACTCAACCCGACTCCCCCAATTGAGCGCACTAGCAACCCAATCAGGGATAAAAGAGCCTCCTAGCTTAGTAGCTAATCTGAAGTACTTATTGTACTTGTTGAAGTGGAACATTATTCGTAAGTCAGAGAGAGCGTAGTGGTAACACCCGCTTCATCATTACTCAGGCGCTTAACGAAAACCTTACCGCTAAGCGTGTCGTTTCTAGTCACTTGTTGCAGTTCGTTATTAACTCTGTGCCCAACAACACCAGCAGCAGGCTCACTTAAACCAGTATCAGAAGGGAGCGTTGCCCACACCCAAACAAACGGGCTATTCTGTTGCGCGATGAATGCAGTAACGTCTCCGTCTACAAGCTCTGCCCAAGCCTGGGTGATGGTTACATTTGCTGTGGTATTAGCAGGCATAATATGTACCTAACTCTTACTTGCCACGAACCCTAAGAGATCCGTATTTAATTTGAGTCTGAATCCAAGAGTCGTCTTTAACGTTAGTCCAGACCCCAGGCTTAATAATAACGCCTTGCTTATAGGCGTTAATAGGGCAGCCAGTAGGAGTAACCTGAATATACCCAGAATCAGCTTCTTTCTCAGGCTCTACAGGATCTGCTACAGGGTCTTCATAAGCAGTAGACGTGGTCTCAACACTGATTGCTTTAGCCACTTGCTGATTACTATGGGCAGATGGCGTAGGAGGCATCGGAACTTTAGGGGTTTCAGGCATTTTTGTTTTCTCCACTGAGAGCGGGGCCGAAGCCCCGCAACTGTTTAGTCGTTGGTGTAATCGACGTACTTGATGGAGCCTTGATCATCCGGCCACAGGCGATGCATGTGCTCGGAGTAATCAAAGCGCATGACATTGCTGCGCTGAAGAACCATCTGTTCAGCGGCACGGTAGCTAGCAGCAGCATTACGAACACGAGTCAACGCATAGCGGCTATCAATCAAAACAAAATGCTTCGCAGCGAAGATACCGTCAGGCACGATTAGAACGTTGGGAGGCATAACATCCCAGTTCATCACGTTAGGCTCGACGTTAGGCCCATAAGTGCCGAGATCGCCGGTGTTGACCCCAGTTGTTTTCGGGTCGAACATCAAAGGACGGCCAGTGCGATTATAGATGTCCAGCAAAACATCGAACGTGCAAAGCATCGAATCGTAGCGAAGCTTGCGCGTCGGATCGTAAAGAGCCTTCATCCAGCCCAACTGCGTAATGGTCCCAGCAGCAGCAGAACTATCGTAAGTCGCCTTGAAGTCAACCGGCGTCAGCGCACTTTCACCGGCATCAGGATTACCAGCAGTGATACGGGAGATGTCGCGCCAAAGGTTGCGCACCCGCTCTCCTTCACTCTGTTGGGCAACAATGATAGACACCAGATTAAGCGTAGCATACTGCATTGCCTGATCGGAGATCTGAAGACCGATAGAGACGGTGTTCAGCGCATAGGCAACCTGCGAAGCAGTGATGCTTACCATGTTGTTAGGCAAAGCATTCTGGCCCATCGGACGAGTCGCATCACCACGAGGATCGGTGATATCAATCATCGGGCGCACATACGTCGGTGCGTTAAGCGTCTGATCTTCAGCAATCATCCGATTAAGCGCCTGATCTTCAGGACTATAGTCCTCGATCAGCTTCTCATACATCAAGTCGAGAATGACTTCAGGGAAGAACAGACGAGTAGCCGGTGTAGCAGAACCACTTGCAGGCGAACCAGGAGAGGTAATGGTGTTACCAAACTCAGCAGCAGCCGGGTTGTGGTACATGCAAGAGCCATCGATCATCTCCCCGACAGTAGTCGCAGGGATACCGAACTTCTTGTCCCCTTTAGGGAAGATACCCAAGCTACGAAGTGCTTGAGTATAGGCATCTCCGTACTTAAGGTCAGCATTACTGAACTTCTGGTTCAGAAGATGAGAAACGCGGCTATTGGTTTTACTGGCTCTCTCGTAATCCTGAAGAGAGATCTTACCCTCTTCTTCTCCAGCTTCGGAACGATACTTAAAAACTGCCTCAGTCATGATTATTACCCCTTAAATTAAAGCTTTCTGATAAGCACTTGATCAGCAGGGGTCGTATAGACTGCGACAACCCGCCAGCGGTCGATGCCGTCTTCAGTACCGGCAGCCCCATCAACATTAGGGCCTGTGGCTGCATTAGCCGTCCCAAGAGCTACTGCGGTTCCTGCCACTACCAAATCACCAACGGAGAGATCTCCGTCTTCATCGGTGGCGTACATCTCATGGCCAGGATCTGCCAGCACGACACCAACGCTATAGCCGTTCCAAGTCCCAGGCTCGATACTTTCGATGAAACCGTAAATCTCGTCGCCAGCAGCGCAGAGAACTACAGTATCACCACTGAGCTTAACAGGTTTGCCGACATCGGTAGCCGCACTGAACTGTCCGGTGTTGTCACCAAGAAGCTCGTTTCTGCCCGGAATGTACGGGTTGACCCGCAGCTTTCTGTTGGTAGACCCAAAAGAATCCGTATAAGTTGCCATCTATTTGACCCTCAAAAGTTATACAATGTTAAGACGAAAAGAAGAGAGATCGAGCGTATTATCGCTATCTGCCTTTTGTTTGTCTTTGGTCTGCTGACTGGAGTCGTCAGCCTCCAAAGAAACCTTTCCATCAGGATAGGCAGAAGTGAAGCTCTTATAGACTTCGGCGTGATGGTCTTTCAGCCCTTCAGGAGTCAACTGTTTGAGAGTTGTCTCTGGAGTGGGACGAAAACCACAAGCAATCTCAAGTTTAGAAATGGCTGAAAAAGCAATAGGCTTAATGAACTTCTCAAACTGTTCTGCTTTATTAGCCACTTCGTTATACTGAGCCTTCATCTCACCGAACTTGTCTTGCAGCTCCTCGATCTTCAGTTCACGCTGGGTGAGCTGTTCGCGAAGCACTGCAACGACTGGATCGGACTGAGAAGCATTAGCGTTTGCATTACCCTGGCCTTCTCCCTCAGGAGCCTGCGCCTGCGCCTTCGCTTCGCCGGCTTCAGGAGCGCGCTGAGCGCCGCCCTCAGCAGCTTTCATCTCAGTCTGGGCCTGCCCTTCACCTTGGTTGCTCTGTGCTTGCACAGCGCCCTCAGCGCCGCCCTCAGGCGTCTCTACCTTATCGTCTTGCGGCTCGACAGAAAGGGCAGCTCCGCTTTCCACTGCCGCTCTCGCCGAGGCCGGAAGCATCACCGGGCCTTTCTTTCGTGCCATATCATCACCTTTCTGGCTTAGTTTATAAACTAGGTCTTGAAGCGAAGTCATCGGGCCATCAATCATTCCGATCTCAATCGCTTCCGGAGAGAAAAATGTTCCACCCTCTGCCCATTTAGATCTTGGGACACCGGACAGAGAAGGTCTAGCCTCCAGCACTCCGTTGACAAAGACTGAGTGCATATAGTCAAGCTTCTTCTGCTCAACCTTCATCACCTTTTCAGAGATGGGTTCTGCAGGATGGTACGGAGCTTTATCTTTACCGGCTCTCAATACCTTAATGTCTATCCCTTCATCTCGCAACTGCTTGGCGTGTGAAGTCAGCGTCAGCACAGCACCGATAGAACCAAACTCAGAGAGAGAATCCCCGTAAATGTGCTCACCAGTTGCAGCCAACCAAAAGCCTGCGCTCAACGCACGACTAGAGCTGAACGAATCGACCGCTTTAATCTGGCTAGCTTGCTTAATAGTGCGCCCCAAGCTCTGAATTCCGTTTGCCGCACCACCAGGAGAGTCAATATTCAGCAAAACTCTCTTGATGTTCTCATCTTCTATAGCCATTACGACGGCTTGGGCAATAGCATCATACCCAGTCATACCGAAGATATAGCTGAAGAACCCGGTCTCAGGGATCATCGGTCCTTTAACCGTGATGATCCCAACACCTTCGCTGACAGACAGCATCTCTTCTGCCGCTACTTCATACAGCGGTCTATCGCTATCTTCATAGAAAGCAATCTTCTGTTCCGCCGGAGCATCCAGAGCTTTCTGATACGCCTCTAGATAGTTGTTATAGGACTTGTCAGTACCAAGCCATTCTTCAACAAGCATTATGCGCTCCTCTTTTCATTGTCTTTCCCACCTGCAGATGTAGGTGTGGAAGGCGTAATGTCTTGATTACGCGCATTAGTCTGAGACGTAGGTACTGTATCTTGAGCTTTAGTTTGATAAAACATCGTCCCTGAGAGACGCGGCGCTCCTTCTGGGATAGATCCAAGCCCAAGCTCAGCTTGGTACTCTTCATCTGTAATTCGTCCTATCGACAGTAGCTCCGTCATTCTATTCTGCTTAATAGACTTATGTGCTTCAAGCTCAAGCTCAGGTCTTAGGTCAATAGCTTCGAACTTAAACTTAACATAAGCATCTACACCGTACAATCTAACCGCGAGCGTCAAAGCTCTAGACAGTACAGTTTCAACAGTATCCTGGAACAGTGCTGCCAGATTCAGCGCAAGCATCGTCTCTGTCGATGCCACATTCTGAGACCCTCCCATTCGAAGCCCAATCATCGAGGGGTTGGTCTTAATTGCAGAAGCAGCCAAACCTGACATCTCTTTCAGAAAATCCGCGTAATCTTTCTTCTCCCCTTCCGTTGCAACAGAGTCTACTTCTGCGATGTCGTAGTAGACCAATGCATCTTCAGGAGCCATGTTAGAAATGTCTGACTCTACTTGTGTTTTTACTTGGTCCAAGAAAAGCTTAAGCTTTGCGCCATCGTTCTGTACATCCGCTGGCGCTGATGCTGCAACCTTTTGGTAGTCTAGCTTTACCAGAAGTCTTGGCCCGCCCGCTCTCTTAAGGACTCTTCGCATATCTTCGACAAACTCAGCATAAGCGAAGAGGTTATCGAAACCAGAAATCATTGCAGGGATTGCATACAGCCTGTCAGCTGGCTTCAAACACTCTGCAACAAATATATTCGGATAGTTCAGCTCACGCTCATTACCATTCTTAGGCTTTTGAACCGGGTATCTGCCGCCTCTTCCATTTGCTTTCCAAGTGATTGTCTCGTAAGCAAACGGGAAAATCTGCTGAGGGAGCCTATTAGTGTCTAGCACAAGCTCTGCAGCAATGCCCCCAGAAAGCATCGCCTCTAAAAGTAAGGTCTCAATCGTTTCCGAAAGAGACCTTTTATCTTGATACCCGGAGGTGTAGGACCAGAGTGTGTCAAGTGCTGATATCAGAGTTTCCGCAGCTTTCAAGCCCTCTGGACTGAACTCTTGCGTAAACGGCTGATAGGCCAACACGCGCCATCTGGTTTTAGCCATGGCGATGTATTGCAAAATCGCCGTCGAGAGGATGCCGTCGGTCTCAGCAAACAGGCGCATCTGCGCGGCTGCCGTAGAAGAGGCGAAACGGCGCGAGCGCACCGTTTGGTTGTTCGGGATTCTGTCGTCTCGGGTTAGGGTCTCGCCGCGTGCTTTATCTGCAGCCAAGCCCGCCGCGCGCACCTTGCCTGCGATGCGGGTGGGCACCTGCACTTGCTGTGTGGTAGCGCTGTTGCGAGGCTCAGCCAAGAGCTTGATCCGTGTACATAACAGTTATCTTGGTCTGAGTATACCGGGGCTTGACAAGAAAGAAAAGTGCGAATACAGGACTAAATGCTTCTCATTATTGTGTACATTTGCACCTTCTTCCCGCCTGCTTACTTTATAGGATGATTGCCTCCAGGCCCTTGAGCGTGATCAGCCAGAACAAGCACACCCCGGCTGACCACAGCCCGAGAGGTACCCAGAAGTGCTTGAACTGAGAATCATCGGCATTTCTTTTCTCTTCAAACAGATATTGCACAACATAATAAAATCGCATGTAGACCTCTAAGCAGCCCTAACCCTTACCTTGGATACGGACGTACTTGGTAAAACAAAGCCTTTACCAAAATGAGATACCGTCATCTCTTTTGCCGTAAAGGCATACACTAAAGACATGAAGAAGTGAGTCTCGGTGTGAGCCGCTACCCACGTACCTTCAGCTGCATTCCCCCCTGCCAAAGAATCCGTTACCTTATGCATAGAAGTCAGATGCTTCTTAAGAAGATCTTTCATCTCTTCGCTTATATCTCTAGGTAACAGAATCTTCCCTCTATTAAACTCTTTTACAAAGTGATCTATCATCCTTGTCCTTGAGATCGCTACCAACCCTTCTTCTTCTTTTATCGTATAAGGCAACATATTTGCTGTGCCGCCTCTCGTAAAGTATGCCCCATAAAACTTACTGTAAGGCAACTCCGATTGTACAGCCATCACAGAAGAAAAGTCAGGTGCCGCATCCATAATGCCCATACTGGCATTATATCTTTTAAACCTGTCAACTACCGTCTTCTGTAGCTCGTCCTCATATCCTTGCTTAATAACCTCCACCCAAAGAATATGAAAGACTTCGTCTACCTCTTTTCCAATCACTAAATGAGACAGCTTACCTGTGTCAGTCCCTATTACACAACCATAAATACCAGAAGCCTCTTCCGGTTTCACGCTGTTTATAGAGAAAGCCGAATCTACAGATCCAGCTAGAATTCTATTATCGCTGGAGTCATGCGGTAATCCAAGCCCATATTGAAAAAATCTATCGGTCGTCTTGTAAAGCGATAGCGAGCGTATAATTTGCGGAATAGACTTTATTCCTGCGACATCAGTAGGGAAGATTTGGTAGGTTGAAGGGTAGGCAATATCTCCGACTTTATCAGAGTGGTATGGAACCCAAGCCCTACGGCTAGGGTCTGCCAAATTCTCTCTACTGATCTCATTCCCACAATGCCTACACTTTACATATGATTCCGAAACTTTCACAGACCTTACATTGAGATCTCGCACCGTGATTTCTTCTAGCTTAGATTCGAAACCAGGTATAACAATATCTTTACTAGGATCTACAAGAGTCCAATGACCACACTTATCGTGGTAACACAGGTAGTAATTCTTAGTTCCGCTTTCAAAGATCGCTGTACTACCCATCCCTTTGTACAACGGAGTCCCGAACTGATAGAGAATCTTCTCTTCTTCAGGCAAGTGCTCAAGACGTGACATGTACGCCCCAACCACACGTGCGTCAGAAAAACTGATCTCGTCCATCAGAAGCGCTTTCGCAGGGATAGAGATAGCAGATGCCTCAGTGTGCGCACCGCCCAAATGGATAAAAGAAGTTCCTATCTTCTTTAATTCTGTGGAGTCTACCCGTTTGTCTCTAAGAGATTGTAACCTTTCAGAGGAGTCAATAACTGGATCAAATCTAGTTGTTGAAAACTTTCTGGCGTATTGAGTTGTTTGTAGAGTATAGATAATATTGGCGGATGACAGGACACTTGCCAGTGCAAGAGCTATAGACAAAGAAAGTTGGGATGCTCCAGACTGAGCACACTTCTGAATTCCTATAACAGGGTGGGTGTCCTCAACAATCCCGATCTGCCATTCATGGTCTTTCCATGACCAAGACATATCCGTATGAATAGGGTTCGCTAAGTTGGTTTCTATCCAAGTGCGCAGTTTCTTTCTTCCGCCACCAGAAGTGACCCGAGTTTCAAACTGGTCTACGAGAGAATTGAATTTCTGAATGTTGAGTTCCATTATACCGACACCGCACCTCGAATTACCGGATGAGGGTCATAGCCTTCAAATTCAAAGTCCTCAGGGGTGTATTCAAAAATAGAAGCCGGCTTTCTTTTTATCTTAAGTCTAGGTAGAGGCTTGTCGTCACGAGACAACATTTCTGCGACCTGCTTCTTGTGATTCAAATAAATATGGGTATCACCAAAAGAAAAATGCAGTTTGCCTGGATAATAACCAAGTTGCTGAGCCATCATGTGAATCAGCAAAGCGTAGCTAGCAATATTAAAGGGAAGACCAAGAAACGTATCAACACTTCTTTGATAGACTTGGCAATGAAGACTTTTGGCTGAATCAACATAAAATTGCATCAACAAATGGCACGGGGCAAGTGCCATCTTCCCTCTCTTCACGTTCTCTTGTGGAGAAAGAGATTCATCCGGTAGGTCTTGAACATTCCATGCAGAAACAATGTGACGCCGGGAAGTCGGATTGGCTTTCAAAGAAGCCATGACAGAAGTAATCTGGTCTATGAAATAGTTCTTATCACCCTGCCAAGCTCTCCACTGCTTACCGTAAATCGGGCCAAGCTCACCATTGGGTAACGCCCAACCGTCCCAAATTTTGACGCCTCTGTCATTAAGCCATTGTTTGTTGGTGTGTCCGTTTAAAAACCAAAGAAGCTCGTTGACGATAGATTTAACATGAAGCTTCTTTAAAGTAAGCAAAGGAAAAGAGGGACAAGTGGCTACTTCAAGAGAAGTGGCAAACAAAGAAAGCGTGCCAGTACCGGTGCGGTCCTGTCGAGCTTCGCCTTGAGTGAGAATGCGAATCATTAAGTCTCGGTATGGGGTCATCGTGGGGTTCCTACTTACAGGGTAGCAGAGGGTTAGCGAGACGTGTATGGAGGTTTATACCAACGAAGTATGTCCGTATTGTGTTCGTTCCCTTTTCGCCAGAGATGTCATAATATAGGAGTCGGGTTTGAGTGAACACAGGTTTTGGTGAGTTTCCCTGGGTTCGCTTAAATCCGACTCTCCTAGCGTGGGTTTGCCCCGAGAGTAGTCGAGCACGCTGAGTCAATCAGTGGTGCTCCTCTCGGGGCTTTTTTTATGCGTGCTGGGAGTGCCTTGTAGCTTCTTGGAGCTGGAAGAGTGGAGGTCTTTTTTGAAAGCCCCAGCCCCGCGTTAGTGGGGCGGGGGCTTTCTCTTTGTAGCTTCGGAATCTCTAGTTTGACGCGCGTGCTGTGCCGTGGTTATCAGTAAAACCGAGGTCTTTAGCCGCTTCTCTATAAGCGGCTGCTGCATCTTCCTTGGTATTAAAGAATCCCAGTGATTTAGTACTGCCGTTGACTCCTATCCGCGCAGCCCAGCTATTGTGTATTTTACTCCAAGTCACACCTATATACCCACTTGTATTGTTGCTTGGAAGTTTACGGTTGCGTCCGTTAATAGTTTTTGGGACATCACGCAGATTAACAATTCTGTTGTCTAACCCGTTTTGATTTATGTGGTCGATTTGGTGTTTTGGCCATTCGTTATAATAGATTGCCCAAGCGATTCGGTGCGCTTGGTATGGTTTTCCTTCTATGCAAATAATATGGTATTTTGTTGTGGGCCTTTGATGAACTGATCCTGCAGGCTTTCCTGCGAATCTATCATTCCAACGGCGTAGTTTTGTTTCTGGTATAGAGCCGTTAGATACCCTTTCTCGCCAAACAAAGGTGCCTGTGTCAGGGTTGTAGTCTAGTCTTTCACGAAGGTATTCTGGGGAATGTGGCATTTTTTCTATTCCTTATGTATGTAGTTAGGTTGGTAGGGGTTTGCTCTTGTTAAGGGTCTTACTGGTTTTAGGGGTAGAGGGGGTAGAGGGGGTATTGTAGCACGGTTTGAGTTTTTATACACAGGTACACGGGTAGGATTCAAAAGTTAGCCGTTGCTCGAAGGGGGGTGCGGGGGGTGGAACAGGCCTTGCATGGCAGAAAAATAGGGTGGGGGTATCGTAATGTGTGCGTGCCAACATTTGACCGTCCGTCAGTGGATCACTACCGTTCATCGGCTTTATGCAACCTGCGTGCCCATGTTGCACTGCACAATAGAATGTACCGTTCGTCGGCCGAATGATACCGTTCGTCGGGCCTTATGCAGGATTTGGACCAACTTGCGGGGACGAACGGTAGTATATGCCCGACGAACGGTACTATCGGACCGTCAATACTTGACTATACTATAAGCACGTCGGGAAAGACCGACGCAACACAACGCTAGGAGTAGACACCATGAACGCCAACGCCAACGCAATCACCCTCGATGGGTTCTGCGAATTGTTCGCATCTATGTTTGATGCGCAAGCAGATCGCGAGCGCAAGCGCATGTACACAGGTTCCCAACTGTGGCGCATCGCGTCCACAGTGTCAGACGCTTCGTGTGAGGAGACCCTTGACAAGTCGTTCAGGAACACGTTCAAGCGTTGGAGCGCGACTGACAAGGGATCGAAGGAACGCAAGCTTGTTGCATCCACGTGGAACTCGCTTCGCACTGCCATCTGCAACGCTGCTACGGAAGACGGCTTCACCGTCAAGTTCCCGAAGCTCAACAATCCAGGTGACGACAAGACTACTGTCATGCTCGCTGACGAAGCGCGCAACGCCGCGAAGATAGCACGCGAGAAGCAAGAGGAGATCGAGGCACAAGCGCGCGCGGAATTCCTCGCAGACCAGAAGCAACAGCAACTCGACGAACTGCGCGCACTTGGCCCCGAGGAGTTGGCAGACTCACTGATGGCAACGATGCAAGCATGGTCGGACAATCCAAGCTCGCACGTTGCTGTGTTGGACGCGCTGTACCGGCGGATGAAGGACAACGCCGCAGCACCGGTTGAAGTTACCGAGTCTGCCGAGATTGCAGAAGCGGCATAACCGTAGGCTATCGATGATGCGAAGCGCAATGATTGCGATTCGCATCTAACCTGGTAGTCCCAAGTGTGGTATCCGCACGCGCTAGCGCGTGCGGATGCTTCACTGTGTCGTCCCGATAAAAACTCAAATGATTTTAGTTTTTCGCGTCGCTTTAGAAAAACTCAAATGATTTTAGTTTTTCGCGTCGCTTTAGAAAAACTCAAATGATTTTAGTTTTTCAGCCGAACGGAGATAATGATGCTTCCATTGCTGTCCGTGGTTCACGGTTCTAAGCGTCGCAACCTTGCGGCGCGCAAGAACAGAGAGTCGTACGAGTACCATCGCACGATGAAACTCGCACGCGATAATGGGTTCCTTCGCGTGCTAGATGACGGGTCATACGATATGGACAACCCTGACCCTGACAACCTTCTGCCGAATGCTGTCGGAGGAAACAAATAATGCGCAGACAATCCATCAGAAGAACCGGGGACATTAAGTTCCGGGTCAATCAAGGGGCGAGTAACCCATTTCTTAGTCTGGTCCTTTACGGGTCGGACTACATTCAACCGTTCGCTGAGATAGAGATTGATACTCGCCCGGCTAATATCAGCCCAAGAACCAGGGTAAGTTGTCGGCCCAAATATGCCAGCAAAGGGCGTACTAATGGAATCCCTAAGTTTCAGGGAGTTGAACAAGAAGTCTCGGCAACCGTGGACAGTCACAAGAATAAGGAAGTTAGGGTAGACGCCGGTCTAGGTTTGATACTCAAACGTCTAGGCAAATAGTGCCAAAGGCGGCAAAAACTAAAATCATTTTAGTTTTTGCTACAACTTTCCTTTCTGAAACAATCGCTTCAGAGTCCAAACAACAGTAGGAGATTAGACATGTCCCAAGATTCCGCAAAGAACCGCGCCGCCCATATTGCCACCTGCCAGTTGCGCCGCAAGGCGCACGTCGTGGAGGAGCGCGATGGGGAGGGCTGGAAGCCCGTGTTCGACGGCAGCCCCAAGCCGGGGCAGACCGGGAAAGGCGTGAACCGCGCCAAGCGGTTCATCCGGGAGCGCGGTGAGCGCTCTTACAACGCCTAGAGGCGTTCCCCAGGGGCAGCCCTAGGGTTGCTCCACCCACAACAAAGGCGGGCCTGAGCAAGCCCGCAGTCGCCTAGGCGACTGCGGGCTTTTTTATGTCCGGCAATCAAGGAGAAATCCAATGAAAGATATGAAACACAGAAAATACAAAGAACCGACAGACTGGCTTGAAGTGTTCTTTGACATTTGCTTCTTGGCCTTAATCATGATGTTGCCCGCAACCCTTTACTTTCTTGGACAGTAAGGAGTACCAAAAAATGATCACCGACGAAATGGTTTGCGATGCAATCCATTCCATGTGGTTCGCCGCGCATCATATCAACACGCCGCACATTTGGAATATTGTCGAATACAAATTGGAGGGGATGTGGAGTCTGGCTAACTACTACGACTCACACAACCAAAAGGTAAAGGCAAATATTGCCTTTCTTATCAATGTAGCGCGACAGCACCAGAAGGAGAGTTATAATGTGTAAGAACTACCGGGAATTCACACGCCGCCTCAACGACGGCTTTATCGATGCAGAGCTGCTGGTCCCAGAGCACGACCAGTCCTACGTCAGGGATTTCCTGGGGCGCATCGAAGATGTCTACATCCGCCTGAGACAAAGGCAGTGGCTCCCATCGGAAGTCATCGAGTTCGCGTGGCGAGAACTGACGTATTCGCAATACGAGGTCACTAGTGACCTCCTGAGAGAATTGGAGGATCTGGCGATCCATGTCTACACCGCAAGACAGGGAGGCTATGTTGACCACAAAAACCTTTAGCGACTTTGGGGAGATGTGCAGGTTCATCCGGGAAAATCCTGGGTGGATTTGCACAAAGGCGGAAATTGGCCACTATGTGGTTAGTTTCTAGGTGATAGGCACGCTCCCGCAGTATGCGGGAGCGTGCCCTACAAAGGCGAGATCTCCTTTTGTAGGGGCCAAAAGTAAGTGTTAAAGACTTATTTTTGGGCCATATAATAGCGATTTTTGGTTTCCACACTTTGTGAAACACACTCTGTGATGAATTCGACAGCTTGTTGAAATTGGGCAAAAGTGAGACAGACAAACCGTGGAAAATAGCCCCTTTGCTGGAGAATAGTATCCCCACTTGGTATACCGTAACGCTACGTGGACGAAGCCCCATAACAGACTCGTTTCGCCCCTGCTTCTATACAGTAGAAACAAGGGGTTGCACGAGATGTTGGCACGTTAACCACTTGTGTAAGTGGTTGTTTTCTGAGAGTTTGCATAACGTCCAAAGGCGCTCGGATGCGACTTTTGCCCACACACAAAAGTCTTTCGCGTGTAAGGTATATTACAGTAGAGTTGAACGAATTGTGGATGCGTTGAAAAATAAGGCATTCTTGTTTCTTGTGACAAGGCGAGCTATTTACAGGGTGTGTTCCTGAAGCAGAAAAAGTCTGGTATAAGAAGTACCGAAATCGCAAAGCTCGATTCAGAGCGCGGCCTTTACGCAGACAACACGTGCTCCCTTGTGTAAATGGTTGATCTTTTGTTTCTTTTTTACTAAGGCATACCTAGGGTCTCTAGACTATCTAAAGGTCTAAATTTCTTTACACAGGGGTTATGCGCTACAGTGTGTGGACTGCGCAACCCGTGTGTACTGCAATTTTGCGCCATATATAGGCACAAAGTTTCAGGTATTCCCAGCAAACCCCACCCACAAAAATCAACAACTTACCAGGGGGTGCCACTCGTATACTTTCAAAGCCAACCCCCCTAATAACGCGATCTTCAGTACGTACAATAGAATACCTCTTGCGTCTCCAACCTCTGTCCGCTATACTTCTTCAGGTGCTTATGCAGGTAAGCACAGACATTTACACAACTTGTTAGGAAACCACTTCAATGTATTCAACACAACAGCCAGTCCCATATAATTACGTAGAAGCCCCAAAGCCGGACGAAAGCACCTTAATCTACCCCCTTACTGAAGACTTGCGCCCGGAAAGAAACTCTTTTTACGATCCTTCCCTAGTAAGAAGGACGTATGTATTCGTAGAGGAACCTGAGCTTGGTAAAGAAAAGCCTACGTACCAAAACTGGTACTTTAAGGCAATCCACTCCCACAGCAACAGGATGCTGCAAATATCACATCACTTCGCAAAGTGGGCAACCGCAGCAAACAAGCTAGATCTTCTCTCTGACTCAGTTCAGGCGTATGTACGTCTGCAAGAGATGCCTCGGACCTACCAGAAAGACTACGAAAACTTCAAAAAAGTGTTCGTAGAAACCTTTGAAGCAAACAAAGATAACACATCGAGGATACAAAGGCAAAATCCTCTCAAAGAATTTAGGGCTTTGTTTGAGTTGTTTGCCTTCACTGAGCAAGAGATTAAAACAGCCAGAGTCTCTACGTTCGGGCCATACTTGGTTCGGCTGTTTAGAAAGAAGACGGGCATAGTAAGGCAAGGGGAGCTTATCATCATTCCTGATTACTGTTTCCCCTACCCTGAAAACCCTACGTACTATACGAAATACTTGGTCAACGAGGAATATCGTGATACCCCCTATGGGATTCACCCAAAGACTATCGTCAACCTCTACAGGTGGGGCCTATTCGATATCTTTGGAGTTGACTTAGCCTTTACTGTTGACCAGAACGGGATTGTCCACCAAAGGGCGTTTGTAAAGGAGGCGCCGATAATCACGAACGGAAGTGACAAAGGCACGGTAGGCATCTATAGAGTCAGAAGAACCCCTATTCATTACAACAAAAGAGAACAATCTTATTGGTCTAATGGAACGCCACAGTGGTTAGCTAAATATAGTAGTAGGCTCCATACATACATGGAAGCCTACAAAAAGGCAGACGAGTTACGTAGACGAAACGATAGGGTGTTCAGTTTGACTTTGTTCAGTAATGTCTTCTACAACACAGGCAACAAACACCACTTCACACCTGTCCACGGTTCTCCTGAAAACGCTCAACTTGTATCTAATATGATGCAGGAGCAATATTATGCTCCTTTGAACGCGAATGATGGAGAATTGTGGGCTTCTAGGCTTTCTCACAACCTGATGGGTGATTACTTTAAGGACAATATCTCTGGAGTTAAGAGTTATTGTCTACCTTTCCACCCCCACAGTAGGCACCATAATCTAAAGAGTAGGAATGCCCGACAGTATGTGCATGTGGATGGGCCTTCGGGATTGAAAGCGGCCTCCTTGTTTAACATGAGGGAGAATATAAAGAGGACGTTTTTCCCTACCCCTGACCAGCTTAGAGAGATGGTTGCTTATATCCGTATTCTACAAAGTAAATATAAAGAAAACAGCCCGGATGTTGTTAACCTCTTTTTCTGCCTAAACCCTCGTCATGTACTAGGTAGGATAGAAGAGGGCACAAGGGAGATTATCGCCTATGATGATAACCCTGACAGACTTTCGCAAGTCGGGCAACCTTTTAGGTTTCATTTGGGTATGGAAGACGGATTTTTTGTAGTGCCTGATGAAGAGGGGACTCCCCAATGGAGAGCCACATACCCTTACGCGCCTACCCAGAAGATGTACAACCTTATGCACAGTGAGAATAGCGCGCTCCTTGACGAAGACATACGCCAAGATAAATTTTTTATTATTATTGGGTTAGCAGTTATATCTATTTTTTTGTCTTCGTCGGCAGCGAAAAGGTATGCACATAGGGTAGGTGATCCAGGGTTATTTGAGGAATGTAAGAAGCGTAAGAGAAATCCGGCTGACGTATATTTCTCGGCAACACAATCACCGACTTCTCTTGGCATAGCAATGTATGCAAGGCTTATTCATTCAGCTTACGCAGAATATAAAGCTTTTAAGGAAGGAAACAGACTTATCGTTAATGACGATGGTACACCAACTGACCGGATTTCTAAGGACTATGAAGATGTGTTGCTGAAAAACTACGAAGAGCTTCTAGCTTTGAATGTTCCTAAGCTGCATCACATTCACCCGGACGACGAAAAGAATCCTACCCATGTAGAGCAGTGGGCTGAATGGGCAAGGTGGTATGCAATGGCTAACCCACAAGTACGAGAACTCGATAAGAAAATTCGTACCGGGTTTATTGCACAAATGCATACAAGATCAACCGCACTGCAAACTAGGGCAGGCTCCTACAGCAAGGCACCTCCACAAGACCAAGCCCTTCTGCCGGGAACCCCCACCACAGCCCCTGAGCGCCCTGCCAACGCCTTCGTGCTGGCTGAGCTAGGCCAACCTACGGACCTGGGTGAGGACGCCTTGGAGGCGCGCTCAGGCGATCAGGGAGAGGCGGGCGAAACTGTGGATCTTGAAGGTGGAGACGCAAATGAGAATGATTCGTCTTCTGATGAAGACGTGTACATCCCTTCCAATAAGAGTCTGGAAGAACTTCAGAAAGAAGCTGAGGAATACACTCGCCTGATGGAACAGGAAGAAGCTGACGACTGACCGCAACCTGATGCCTCTTGCGACTGAAGCCGCAAGAGGCATCAATGAAGAAGCTGAGAAATACTGATGGACCACTACAAAATAATCTCCCAATCCGACCACAAGGAGTGGGCTAAGAAAATAATCCTACACCTGATTACAAAATACTTTTCCGCTTTGGAAAAAGAGATAGAAAGTCGGGCGTTCTCCAAGACTTGGCTAGCTAACTACTCGTTGACAGTGCTTGACGCCTTCATTAAACACTGGGAAGGCCGCAATTACAGAGACCCACCACCTTTGCTTGGACCACCGATCATGCCGGTCTTGACTGAGTACCAAACCCAACTTAGGAAACTTGCTAAGCAAGTTATTACAGACGAGAGGCTTAGAGATGAATAAGATTAACCTGAGAGACCTAGGCATCACCTTCGAATATAAGTTTGTTCCGTGGTCGCAGTCACGGTTTCGTTTGAACAAGAACCCGTCCCTGAATTGGGAAATTTCCCTTTTCTATAAGCGCAAGCTTGTGCTCAATGTAGATTATACAGCGGGGATGGGCCATGCCCCTGCATACAAGCACAACGATCAAACCCTTTACAACTTTGAGAAAGTTCTCAAAGAATGCGAGACAGGTATTGAATATACCATCAGGCATGGTAAAAGGAACAAAATACTACCCAACCCAAACGATGTGATGTATTCCTTGCTTCTAGACGCAGAAGTCATTGACTACGCTAGCTTTGAAGATTGGGCATCCTCAATGGGGGTTGACACGGACAGTCGTAAGGCGGAAAACGATTACAAAGCTTGCCTGAAGATAGCTTTGCAGCTTCGAGCTGGCCTAGGTCAAGATCTAATTAACCACCTGAAAGAAATGTTTCAAGACTACTAGGAGACTTAAGATGCGCCAAGAAACGGTAAATATCTACACGTTCGATGAGCTGTCGGATGAAGCAAAAGAGAGGGCTAGGGATTGGTATAGGGAAGGGGAAGACTTCGGTTGGATACTTAAAGAAGCTTCGGACTCTGTCAAAGAATTCAATAAGATTGCCCCAGTAATTATTTCTGATGCAGACTACTACCGCCAGTACGTAAAAGTAAAGTGGGATTACGATAGCTACTATGACGGAGAGGAAGACTTGGAAGGACGAGAAGCCTGGGTATGGCTTAAAAAGCGTGGGTGGTTCGCGATTGCTAAGGAAAATTCAGACGGCGGATGTACGCTGACAGGGGTATGTTACGACTGCCCCTTGTTTGACCCGATCACTGAGGTAGCAAAGACCCCTCAGAAAGTACCTAGTCTGATGGATCTCTTTAGAGAATGCGCCGAACGCTGGATGGATATGGTAGTTGAAGATATTGAACATCAGTCTAGTGATGAATCCATAGATGAGAATATCTGGGCTAATGGCTACGAGTTTTATGGAGACGGAGAGTTCTACCAGTGAGAAACATACCTCCCAAGGTAGCGGGATCGTCCATATACCATTTCCTGTGCGCCGAACTTTGCTATGAAAAAAGTATGCTTAAGGCATACGAGGCGCAGGGGCTACACGATTTCTACGATAGGGTTAGGTACGCTGAAGGCAGGATGCGGGTGGCTTTCCTTGAATCAACTATCGTTACAGGGGAGCCGGCAGAATTAGAAATCGGCTTCTTTTCGCGAGGAAGTATTGACAAGATAAATACTTAAAAACTTGCAGCGACTAACGAACCGTGTTAACCTACCAACCCTAAAGGAGACCTGCCGATGCCAAAGAAAGTGTATTGCGTTATTGAATACAGACCGAGGATTCCAGAAGCAGGAGAGAGGCTAATTAGTATATACGAAAATGAGAAGCAAGCTCAGACTGTGGCTAAAGAGATGGCTGAGAACACAGTAAATGGGAAGATAGTCCCGCAATCCCCGCTACTTTCTCTGGT